GCTTTGCGAAGGTGGAGATAATGGAATACAATCTATTGAAGAAATTTTAATTGATGACAAATTAGTAACTTGGTCTGGTTCATTAACTGATGGTGCAACTGTAACAGTATCAAATTCAGATGCTAATTTTTATAAAGATGGAAGTTTAATATCAGCACAATGTTTTTTTGGTAAAGATGATCAATCAGCTTCATCATTATTAGATGAAAGCACAAACTGGGATTCTAACTATAAACTATCTGGTGTTGCTTATATTGCTTTTAAATTTACTTGGAATCAAGATGCTTTTAACGGAATACCTGATGTTAAAGTTACTTTAAAAGGTAAAAAGATTTATGACCCAAGATTAGATTCAACTAAAGGTGGTTCTGGTTCACAAAGAGAATCTACATCATCTACTTGGACTTATTCTGCAAACTCATCATTAGTTCTTTTAGATTATTTAAGAAATTCAAGATATGGAAAAGGATTACCAACTTCTGCATTTGAAACTAATTACGATTCTTTTAAAAATTCTGCAACAACTTGCGAAACACAAGTGGTTCCTTATACAAGTGGTTCAACAATTAATCTATTTGAAACTCATGCAGTATTAGATTCATCACAAAAAGTTATAGATAATGTAAGAGAATTATTAACTCCTATGAGAGCAATATTTACTTACACTCAAGGAACATACAAACTTATAATAGAAGATTCTGGTTCTTCTGCATTAACATTAACTTCTGATAATATAATTGGTGGTATTAAAATTCTTGGAGAAAAGAAAAACTCTAAATACAATAGAGTTATAGGAACATTTACTAATCCAAATAAAGATTGGCAAAATGATACAGTATCTTTTCCACCATTTGATGATTCTGGTTTACCAGCAGGAGATCAATTTGCAACAATGTTAGCAGCAGACAATTCAATTCTATTAGAAGGTAGATTTGATTTCAAACATATTACAAATCCATATCAAGCTGAAGAACTTTGTGAAATTATATTAAGAAGATCAAGAGATACTTTAGGAGTTGAAGTTAAATGTACTTCTGAAGCAATTAATTTAACGATTGGAGATATTGTTAATCTTACTTATGTAACTGGTGGCTTTAGTGCAAAACCATTTAGAGTTATGGGTTTAGCTATTAACTCTGATAGCACAGTTGGATTACAATTAGTTGAACATCAAGATAATTTTTATACTTGGAGTTCAAAAGCACAAGCACCAACAATCGCTGATACAACTTTACCTAATCCTAACAATGTTTCTGCACCAGCTTCAGTTGCTTTAGACGATCAGCTTATTCAATACTCAGATGGAGTTGTTATAACTGCTTTAGATGTAGCCATTGGTGCTTCTCCTGATAGCTTTGTTGATTACTACCAAGTTGAATATAAATTAAGTACAGAAACAGATTATATTGTTGCTGGACAAGGAAAAGGATTAACTCAAAGAATATTAAACGTAATAGATGATGAAACATATAATGTTAGAGTTAAAGCATTTAATACATTAGGTTCTGCATCAACATATACTTCTGCATCAAGATTAATAGTTGGTGGAACAGCACCACCTGCTGACGTTACCAATTTTGCTTGTAATATAATTGGTGGAGATGCACATTTATCTTGGACACAAATTTCTGATTTAGATTTAGCACATTATACAATTCGTTATTCAACATTAACTACTGGTGCTGAATGGGCTAACTCAGTTTCTTTAGTTGAAAAAGTAGCAAGACCTGCAACAAGTATTACTGTTCCTGCTCGTGTAGGAAGCTACCTAATAAAAGCAGTTGATAAAAATGGTAACTATTCAAATAATGAATCTATAATTGCTACAACAGTTACAGCAGTTGGAAATTATAATGCAATAGTAACTTCAACTCAATCTCCAACATTTTCAGGAACTAAAACAAATGTTTATGTAGATGAAAACGGATATTTAAGATTAGATTCTTCAGAATTATTTGATAGTGCAATAGGATTATTTGATTCTGCCACAGCTACATTTTTTGAAGAAGGTGTAACAACTTATGACTTGTATCCTGATGGAAGTTATTTATTCACATCTCCTATTGACTTAGGTTATACTTATACTTCAAGAATAACTGCAAACATTACACAAGGTTCAGATAACATAGATAATTTATTTGATAGCGAAACAGTATTATTTGATGACGCACCATCTAACTTTGATGGAGATACTCCTGCTAACTGTACAGCATTTTTACAAATAGCTACATCAACTGATGGAGTAACTTATACTTCATTTAGAAATTTTGTAATTGGGGATTATTCTGCCAGATTTTTAAAATTTAAACTTTTATTAACTTCTACTGATCTTGCTTCTACACCAGTAATTAAAGCATTAAGTGTTACTGTTGATATGGTAGATAGAATATTTAGTGGAAATGATATTGTTTCTGGTACTGGAACTTATGCAGTTACATTTAGTTTACCTTTTTATTCTAATTCTTATGCAGTTGGAATAACAGCTCAGGGATTAAATACTGGAGATTTCTTTACAATTTCAAGTAAAACTGTTAATGGTTTTAATGTTGCATTTAAAAATAGTGCAAATTCAGGAGTTAGCAAAACTTTTGATTACTTAGCTAAAGGATATTAGATAGAATATGGCACAAAACGATTTAGTAATAGCGAATCAATCATTCCCAAGTTTTAGAAGTGATTTAAATTCTGCATTACAAGCAATTCAAACAAGTCATTCAGGAACATCAAGACCAACTGGTGCTTTAGCTGGACAAATTTGGTTAGACACAACAAGTGCAACTACTCCTACTTTAAAATTTTATGATGGTGCAGATGACATATCTCTTGCAACAATTAATTATACATCAAATACAGTTGATTGGTTAGATTCAACAATATCAATTACTGGATTATCAACTACTGCAACTGGAACTGTTGTAACTATATCTGATACTGAAAATAAAACTTCTGTAAATTTAATTATAGATAATCAAAAAGAAATTCGTTTTAGAGAAACAACAGCAAATGGAATTAACTATGTTGGACTTAAAGCACCTGCTTCTTTATCTGCTGACTTAACTTACACACTTCCTTCTACTGATGGAACAAGTGGACAAGCACTTGTAACTAATGGTTCAGGTACTCTTTCATTTGCTACAGTAGCAGCTTCTCTTTCATACTCTAAAGGTACATTCACTGGTAATGGTTCTGCAACAACAATTACAATTACTACTGGTAGAGCAGTTGATAACGTATTAGTATTTGTAAATGGTATTTGCTTAGTTCCAACAGATGACTATACAATTTCTGGTACAACATTAACATTCGCAACAGCACCAGTTAATTTAGCTGAGATCACAGTTAGATATTTACCAATTTAATATCATGGGTGCTATAACTAGAAGCATAGCAAACAACATTACAACAAGTGGTGTTTTTACTTCTTCAGCAATAACTAATTCTTCTGTAACTGGAATAACTGTACTTCCTAATGCTGAAGATGGAATTACATTCATATCTTCTCAAACTGCTTCTAACTCAGCTTCACTTAGTTTTACTTCAGGATTAACTTCAACTTATAAAGCATATAAGTTTGTGTTCAGTTCAATTCACCCAAGAAGCGACAGTATTACATTTCAATTTAATTTAAGTACAGATGCTGGTTCTAATTACAATGTCACTAAGACAACAACAGCTTTTAGATCATTTAATTTTGAAAATAATAGTGCTACTTCTCTTGATTATGTAACTTCATTAGATTTACCACAATCTACTAGTTTTCAGCCGATAAGTGATGATGTTGGTTCTGATGCAGATCAATCATTGTCTGGCAATATGATTTTATTTAACCCATCTTCAACTACTTATGTTAAACACTTTATTTCCAATATTAACACATCTCATGCGGCAGATATTTCTAGTGAAATATTTGTAGCAGGATATGGTAATACAACATCTGCTGTAAATGCTATACGTTTCCAAATGGCATCAGGTAATATGGACGGAACAATTTACTTATACGGAATTAAATAATGGGAACAATTACTAGAGGTTTATCAAACAACATTACAACTGGTGGAGTTATACTTCCTGCTGGAATTACAAATTCTTCAGTAAGTGCTGTAACTTCATTTGCTAATGCACCTGCTGGAACATTAGTATTAATATCTACACAGACAGCTAGTGCATCTGCTAATATTTCATTTACAACTGGTTTAGATAGCACTTATGATGAGTATATATTTAAGTTTATAAATATTAGACCAGCAACAGATAATGTTAATTTAACTTTTAATTTATCAACAGACGCAGGTTCTAATTATAACATAACTAAAACTACAACATTTTTTAGATCTATCCATGATGAAGCTGATACTAATACTGATTTAAGTTATAACACAACTTATGACTTAGCACAAAGCACAGCATTTCAACCATTAAGTATATTTATTGGTAATGGTGCTGATGAATCTTGTTCAGGTTCAATGACATTGTTTAATCCAAGTTCAACTGTCTATGTGAAACATTTCATTTCAACATTAAATACGTATGACAGTAGTAATTATTCTTGCGAATATTTTATGGCAGGTTACGGAAATACAACAAGTGCTATTAATGCTATACGTTTTCAAATGTCTAGTGGTAATATTGCAGATGGAGATATTAAACTATACGGAGTGAAAAAATCATAATGGAGAATAAATAATATGGGTAGTATAACAAGAAGTTTTGCAAACAACATAACTACAAGTGGTGTTCTATTACCAGCTTCATTAGTGAACAATTCTATTGCCAATGTAACTGCTTACAATGCTTCTGTTGCTACTGGTGGTATGAAATTAATAAGTTCGCAGACAGCAAGTAACTCAGCTTCTATTTCTTTTACTACTGGTATTGATTCTACTTATAAAGAGTATCAGTTTTATTTTATAGATATACACCCAAGAACTGATGCTTCTGTATTTACTTTTCAAACATCTACAAATAGTGGTTCAAGTTATGGAGTTACTTGTACATCTACTGCGTTTCAAGCATATCATCAAGAATCAGGGGTTAATGCTGGATTACAATATAATGGTGGTGCTGACTTAGCACAATCTACTGACTTTCAAAAAATAACTGGCGATTTAGGAAATGTAAGTGATGAATGTGGTGCTGGAGTTATTTATTTATTCAACCCATCATCTACAACATACGTTAAGCATTTTATTACAAATGAAATAGCACAACAAGAAAATGAACAAGCAGTATCAGTTTCTACAGCAGGTTATTTTAACACTACTTCAGCGATAAACGCAGTACAATTTAAGATGTCTAGTGGAAACTTTGACGGAACAATCCTTTTATATGGTATTGTATAAATGGTAGGTATTTTAAACAACACAAGCTACGTATACACTACGCAGGAATCGTATAACTTGACTAAAATAAACAATAAACTATAAAGGAAACATGGCAGAATATAAATTGGTAGATGGAGTTCAAATAGAACTTACTGCACAAGAAATTATACAAAGACAAGCTGAAGCAACTGCTTGGGCTAATGGTGCTTTTGATAGAGCAATCGCTGGACTAAGATCAAAAAGAAATTCGTTAATAGCTTCTTCTGATTGGACAGTTTTATCTGACAGTCCATTAACTAATAAAACTGCTTGGTTAGAATACAGACAATCACTTAGAGATATTACAGAAGGCGTGAATACAGTTGCCAAAGTTAATGCAGTTGTATTTCCTGACAAACCATAATGATATTATTTATTTCAGGATTAGTAATTGGTTTGCTTCTTGGTTGGAAGCACGAAGCATATATCAATAGCATAATTGAAACTATTAAATTACATTTAAACATTAAGTAATTGTAATTCTGCAAAGACTACCTATATATCTTGCATGATATATACGACTGAAGAAAATAACTTTTACTCAAAGGAGAATAATATGCTGAACTATTCAGATATTAAGAACTATTTTTCTAAGTTCACAAATGATTACGCAGAAGATGTAAAATCATTTTGGAACAACTACTTAGATACAGTTCAAAAATTTTATAATAAATAACTTTATTTAGTCCAAGTCTTTAGATATAAGACAAGCGGAAGGCAACCAACCTCAAACATAATTGCCTATGGACACTTCTAAAGTAACATTGAGATTAATACAAAACATTCAAAAAGTCTTATTAGATCATGGAGACGAGATCGCATATATTAAAAGGAATTTAAAAGAAATCAAAGGTTACTTCTCTCCTAAAATGCTAATTATATATTTTGGCTTTATATTAGCACAAGTTATTGGTGTTACATTCTGGGTTGCCAAACAACAAACAACTATTGAATTACTTACTAAAGAAGTTGATTATCTAAGAGAACAAGTAAAGGATATGAAGTAATGTGCATCTATAAACTATGGATAGGAAGCTGTTGCCTTCTACATAATTGTAAATGCTTGACGAATAAACCGAATACAACTAACAAGAAGTAATATGAATAAAAGAATCTTAGTCATATCAGATTTACACTTCCCATTTGCTCATAAAGATTGGCATGGATTTTTAAATAAATTAAAAACTAAATATAAACCAGATACTATTGTAAACATTGGAGATGAAATGGACTTTCATTCTATTAATGTATCTCATACAATAGACCCTGACTTACCATCTCCTAAAGATGAATTAGAACTTGGTAAAAAAGATATTCAAAAATTACACAAACTATTTCCTCAAATTACTTTGCTAGAATCAAATCATGGTTCTATGGTTTTAAGACGTGCTATGGCAAAAGGAATGACAAAATCTTTTATTAAGTCTTATAATCAAATTTTAGAAGTTGGCAAAGGTTGGGAATGGAAAGAAAAACATTTTATAGATACAGACAAAGGTAGAATACTTTTTGGACATCAATTCTCTCCTGATGTTTCTAAAGCTGTTGCTCAATTTGCAGTATCAGTTGTTCAGGGACATTATCATACAATTTCAGAAGTTAGATTTCATGGTAACGATTTTCATTTAAACTTTGGAATGACTGT